GCTTGACGAGCTCGTCGCGCGGGGATCTTGCACGACTGCTCGGGCTCGCCTGTACAGGGTTGCGGACCCGCGCCGGACACTGACCCGCCTTGTAAAGCGGGCAGTTGGCGCAGTCACTTGTTGGTCGGACTTCTCCTGAGGCGCAGGGCCCGCAGACTCCGTCTGCCTCAAGAAGTTCAGCACTATCGTAGTGCAGGTTGGACATAACATAGATCGTTGATTTTGCCTCTCCAAAATCGTGTAGATTTCTTCGCTGGGGCCGCCGCCCCCTCCCGTGCTACCTCCTCGACTAACGCACGGGCCGGTCAAGTGGGCTCAGCCGTAATCCACCTGCGCCATGCGCAGGTAGAGCGGGTGGCTCAAAACTTGCCACACATCCGCTCGCATCAGCTGAGCCTCAACCTCCAAAATTTCGGACACCTCCACGCTGTAACGCTTCGCAACAGCCTCCAGCGCGGCGGCCTCGTCCAACATGACCATGGACGAAAAGGATCCTGGGCGCACTTGATGCTCCTCGAGCAAGTCAGTGCGCTCCACGAGGTACACACAAAACCGACGTATGAACGCGCGCAAAATGGGCACGGGGCCGAAAGCCGCCAGTTGATGAGCTTGATCACTCAACGCTGCACGGGCGGCCGCCTCTGCATCCCTACCGGGGTACAAGGCTTTCGGATCTTTTAGACTCTTGCCCACCTTCAAAATGCGCGAAGGCAAAGGTCGCCACACCCAACCCGCCGAAAGAGTTTTCCACCACATACCCTTCAGGAATGTGGCTTCGGCGAAATGCGGGTGTAGTTTGATCTTCATGTCAAATCGTAACGCGGCGAACAGCCTTTGCAACGTCGCCTCGTTGACCTTCGCCAAGTCATCATTCGGCCACTCAAGGGCATTGATGACCACAGCCCAAGCCATTCCCATCAAGAGACTATTGCCCAATGTGGTGTCGGCTCCTCCGGTCAGGCGCTTAAAAGCTCTCCGCACACGTGGCCGGTCTTGCTCGCCGGGTGGCATATGGAGGCCCCAACTTCGTGCAATCTGACGCATCGCAGGGGTGGCAGCATCCCAATTCGGGTCTGCCTCTCGATTGATACGCCAGCCGGCAGCGACTAAATCGCTTGCCGCCAAACTTGCCAATCGACCCACCGTTTGCGGCGTGACGCCCAACTTCCTCAGCACTCGCAGTTCATACGCCAAAGCCTCATGAACTTGGCTGGCGTCAAACTTTGCTGCATCAGCCTCAACGCACACCGTGCTGCTCAAAACCAGCGAATCGTCACCCGCCACCAGCACCAGATGCTGGTCAGGGACTATTGGGAGAACTCCCAACGTCACCACATGAGACAGGTCATCGCTGTTAAAAGCAGAAGCAAACAACACCTTGACATTGCCCAAGGTGGGTGTGCCCAGATTCATCATCGACCACAACGCCTTCAAACGTTGGGTTGCTTCATAAATCTCTGGGCCTACGCAACATTGTGCTTCAGGGTGCACGGCCGCGATGAGGCGCGGCTTTAACTGGGGTCTTGCGTCTTCGTCCAGCTTGAACAGCATCTCATTGGTCTTCACCATAATCTTGACGCTATGAAAATAGCTGGATGCATCCGTGGCCGGACAAGACGCCAACCTCAGTTGAGCCGCCAGCATGCGTTTGTACTTGTATGCATCGCCTTGCTTCACGTGCAAGCGCCACACTGGGTCCACATTGTCGAAATTGATCGGCAACAAAAGTGGCACGTCGTCGGGATACGGCATGTGGCTCCACAGCCAACCCGCCGCCCCTTCTTGAATATCCGGGAGGGTTGAGATCAACAGCCTGGACCGCACTACACAATCCAGGTTGAACTTCGTCTTCGCAGGCACTTGGCCGCCCACCTGTGTAGGCAGCTGCAAGTAGATCGGATTGTGGATTTCTTCCACGCCTCGCAATCTTTCGGGTGGTCGGTCGAGCACGGTCATTGAATGTTCGCCTTCTTTCTCACCTTCGCTCGCTTCTTGACGTGGGGCCACGGGATCACGTGGCATGGGCAAAACACCTGCATCTACCGGCACCGGGCCACGCATGGGCCAGGGATCGCCCCAAATAATGCGTCTCCACGCCAAATATCTGGGGTCAGGCGCCCGAATTGCCCGGCGACACCACAAGATGGCCGCCAACAAAGCCGTCAAGACCGCCCACGCTCGCCATCGTAGAGCAGCGAACACATCATATGTGCTCAATGCGCCCCACAGGGCAGCATGTGATCCGGCGCTAGTGGCCATAAACAAATTATATCCCGCATGTACGAGGGTGGCGGGCACCAAGCCCAATCGTTGGGTGAACAAATGCATCATCATCGGCAGGCAGACGTATACGCACAGCCCAATCGGACCGCCCACATAATACGCCCGGAACGCCTCCCACCCGATGAGTGTGTAGGGAGCCAACCAGTGGAGGCGCTTGTAACACTCCTCCACAAACGCTCCCCACACAACCAATGCAACGTAAGGCAGCCAACCTACGGGGACTCCATCGGGACTATAGCGCGGGTCCACCGCTACAGCTAACCCCGCACCAGCGTAGGCGGCCGC